ACGTTTAATTAGTTTTTTTATATTTATTAAATGTTCTTTTTCCAAAAGTTCTTACTAAGAAATACATTATTTTGTTTTCTATCTTGTTTTTAGGATCGTATTTATTCCAAAATAAAAGCATTTCTTTGTCTGCAAATTTTCTAGCTTCCTTATCTCCTAACTCATTTCTTAAATAATCATTAATATACATATGATCGTGAAGCGTAGAACCTATTATTTTATTATTAATTCTAGGCATTAAAGACCTTAAAACTACAGGAACGCTTGTTCCATCTAATCTAAAGCCTTTTTCTACAAAATATTCCTCACCATTACTAAGTGTATACCTAACCTCTTTAGTAATTCTATAAGGCTTCTTTTTTTTACCTAATACAAAAGAAATAGGAAATACTCTAGTATGACTGCAAAATATAACATTACTCATTTTTTAATCTGTTATTTTATAATACTCTTTAATTCCACTATCTAAAACAGAATCAAAAGGTATAGGACATTTAGATAAAGTTACTACGTTATCATATCCGTTATCTCTAGGGTATGGATCACCTGTTTCAGGATTAATATCTAAAGTTGATTCACCAGTAACAGGATTAACAATATATTTAGGCAAAATTTCACCATCTACATTTAATGATATTTCACCTTTAATAACAGAATAACCTGCAGTTTTATCAGTAACTACTACACCTGTTTCTTTTATGTATGTTTGTTCTCTTAAATGTATTACTGCTCTAGGTTTAGGGTTACTATCCATTTCTTCCTGAACTAATGCAGTATCTCTAACTAGTCTTCGTGGCAATCCGTTATTAGGATCTATTCCGTATTCGTATATCTTTGAGTTCATAATATTTATTTAATCTAGTATTATATTTCCTATTGTATCGACTGTTGATGATTGAGGGTTTTCTGTTGCTAAAGAAGCTCTACTAAGAATATCAGCAGCATCTGCTGTATTTTTCATTTTTAAATTATTATACCTAGCAAAAGTTCCTGAAGGAAAACCTAAACAAAATTGACCATTTGTATTAGAAATAATAGTACTATCTGATAAATCAACTAGTAAACCTTTATTTGATTGTGTTGCTGATATACAAGCACCACCAGTAGATTCTATAATTGAATTTCTAACTACTACTAAAACTAGTAAAGGAGTAGAATATTTTACAATACCTTTACCATTTAAAGCTGTGATTTTACAGTTTTCAATATTACTATTAGTTGTACCACTAAAAATTAAAAAATAAATACCACTAGTAGAAGATTCAATAGTACAGTTATAAAAATTACTATATCCTCTAGTAATTAAAGCATAAGTACCAGTACCAGTATGTAAAAAAGAACTGTTTTTAGCTATTATATTACCATTATTTAATATTTGTGCATTATTACATTTGATATTACAGTTATTAATTTTTACTGCTATATCTCCAAATATACCCTGCCCATCTGAGTCAATAGAACAGTTGTTAAATATAGTAGATTGGTCTGACAATACATTACCACCACCACTAAAATATACTCTACCAATAAAAATACCATTATTTACTACTATATTTTTACCGTAAAATAAAGTTGAATTTGGGTTCGTTGCGTTATCCATTTCTCCATAACAGTTATTTGCTACAATTTTACCATCAGTAGTACTATTGTAAATAAAATAATTGTTATCATCTTTAATAGTTTGTCTTACATTATTTATTATAAATGTTTTAGTAGCATCATTAGATAACTGTTTAAAAACACCACCTTTACTATACATTACAACAGATCCATCACTAGTAAAATTTGCATTTCCATTACAATTAAAAATAGATTGGCTTCCATGTGTCATAGTAAAAACACCACCTCCTGTAATTGATAAATCTATATCATTTGCTAATGAAACTCGAAGTAAATTTGTTAACTCTATTTTATGACCTTTTAAATTTATAGAAATGTTAGAACTCCAGTTCCAAGATGCATTACCTAAACCACAGTTTACAGATTCACTTACGTTAACTTCAATAACATCATCATTAACAGCATCATTAACAGCAGTATAAAAACTTGAATAAGGCTTATTAATACCTCCACTTTTTAAAGTGTATTTTGGTAAATTAGCAGATACCCATACAGAACCGTTATATTTCTCAAAAGAATTAGTATCTGTATTAAGTATTATTAAATTGGTAGTAGGTGTATTTACTGCATCTCTTTGTGCTGCAGTTAATCTAGGTAATAAAAAACCATCAGTAATAGAAGATAAATTTAATCTACCACCTGAGAACTCTAAAGAATCTGTAATAGTTGCAACAGTAGAAGAAGGTACAACACCACTATCAGTATATATACTATCACCACCTATAGTAGCCCATAAAGAACCATCATAGCTCATTAAAGCATCTTCTGTTTTATCATAACATAGAATAGACTTACTAGGTGTTATAACCTTCCAACTAGTCCCATCATACCGTACCCAATCCTTTAAAGCTACAGTACCCCAATTTGCATGAATAGAAGCACCTAAAGAAAGTACATATATATCACCACTTGCTGTAGTTGGTGGTGCTACACTTGCATCTACAAAATTAAGTGCAGCAGGTAAAACTTCTCTATCAGTCCACTCTCCTAAACCGTTTTCATTTCTCCAAATACTATCTCCATTGTTAGCAGTTGTAAAGCCTTTAGGCTCGTGTAATTCTGCTTCTAAAATATCTCTATGCCTCCAGCTCATTAATCATAAAATATTATACCTCTTTTATTAACTTGTGGTATTTCTCCACAGTCTTTAAATAAAGGATATTTAGTACTATCTGCTTTTTTAACTTCTAAAATGTAATCTATCATAGTTACCTTTATATCATCAGCAAGTGATATATAAAAATCTCTACTTTGTGCATAATCTCCACTTTTCGCTTGTGTTCCAAACTCGCTATCATTAAGCATAGAACCCTGATTAGTTACCTGTATATGAACTTTAGAATAACAAACATAAACCACATAATGAGCTAACATAGAATTAATAAAACTATCTAATAAAACTGCATTATCTGCTGAAATAGTTGATGTTTCAATCTGTGTTAAAATCTCATTAAAAAACTTTTCACCTAAAACAGGTTTAATATATTTTCTTTGAGTAGTTAAAATGTAATTTGTAAAATATGCCTCATCAAAAGCAACATCATTAACTGCTAGTGATGCTACTTGTACATCTGTTATTATTTCTGTATTTAAAGCCATTACTCTATTATTTCTTCTTTAGTTTCTTCTGTTTCAATATTTGCTACAGCGTTTTGATTAATGAATAATTCACCTCTAACATCTCCTTCTTCAAATGGCTGTAAACCTATCATTAATCTACCTTCATTTACTGTAGTTACTGCATTAAGTTCTACTCTATCAGAATTACCAACTGGAGAAACATTTAAAACGCTTAAAGTATATTCACCGAATTTAGTTTCTCTTTTAATAATATTATTTAAAGCTCTTAATATTGGTTCTTGGAAATCAGGCATTATAACAGAGTTCATAAACTTATCATACTCTAGTTTTATTTGTTCATTGCTTCCTAGTTTTCCTGAAGTTTCTAAACCTGCTAAAGCTGGTGTAATCCTATGTGCTGTTATAATATTTCTAACTGCTAATTCACTAAGCATTTGAAACTCTCCATCTCTTTCTCTTTCAAACTCTATTACCTTTGCAGCTTGTTCAGGACTATCTAAAAGCTCAACTAAAAATTTATCATTATTTCCTTCTCCTGTGTATCTTTTTTTAATTTCTTGTACATAAGCCTGTGCATTCATTCCATCAGGAACTTCACCAAACATCTGCATTAATACACTAGGAAAAAAACCATTATCGAATTTATCTATGTTGTATTTAGATACTCTATATTCAATATCAATCCAATCTAAAGCACCAACATAATCAGGTAAACCATAATAACTAAATTCAGGGTATTTACGCATTATATGTACTAAATATTCATTTTTTGGTACACCATTCCAAAATGTAAGACTGCTATTTATTGGATAGTCACTAATTGGAGCGTAATTAAGTAGAATATCTCTCCAAAAGTTAGAAATGTAAGCACGTTTTTTATCTTTTCCTTTTCTAACTGTTGTAGCATCTTCACTAAAGATAGCAGTATAATCACCTGACTTTTTAACGTGTGGATAACATTGCCCTGTTATTACATAGTTCTGTACTAATTCCTTAAATAAAGTATCTATAGTATCATTTTCAGGATTAACCTCATTTAACCATGCTTGAAAGTCTAAAGGCAAATCTTTAAAATCTACATCTTCACCATCTTTAGAATATAAAAAACCTTTACCAATAGTAAAAGTTATTTTTTGATTAATAATAGAACTATGTGTACTTGATCTTCTAGCACGTTTAGCTAAATCATTTGGGTATATATTGCTAGAATCCTGAAAAAACGGTACATACTTCTGCTCAATATCCTTGTTTATTTCCTTCTCCTTTTTAATTATTGGAGTAGTTATAGGATCTTTTACAGTACTGGCTTTAATACTATTCTTTTTAACTATATTATTAATTCCTTTAG